ACAGGCAATAATTGAATTGCAGTACCTACACCTTGAACATAATATTCGCCACTCAAATAACTAGTTGGTATAACATCGCCATTAAATTGTACTTTAAGTCCATTTGTAAATACTACACCATTTGATGATGTAAAATTCTTTTTACCTAAAATTTGTGTTTCAACATCTAATTGATTAGTAATATTATTGTCAATAATATTGATTACACCTACTTTTGTAGGATCTGTGCCATCTTGATAATAAAGAGTAGTTAATGGTGCTGAAATATAAGGTATCTCAACTATGTTACCATAAGTGTCTAAGTAAAAATTTAATCCGCCGTATGTGTTACCGTATACTGCTGTAATTTTTTGATTGATTGGTATTTGTCCAGCAACGCTTAAACTAATAATAGGATTATTGCTGTCACCAACATATGTAATTTTATAAAAACTTGAAGTATAACCTTGTTCATCGACTACGCCTGTGTCATAGAACATTACGGTTAAGCCATTTAATGATGTTACTCCATCAATGTTTCCTAAAACTGATAAAGGTTGACCATTAATGTTAGCATATGGAACATTACTTACAATACTTACTAAATTGTTACCTGGAAGTATATATTGATTTTGTGCGTCTGCGTTAGGTACGGTGAATACTACTGTACCTGTTTCAGCACCGTTGTTATCTACACCATATACTTGACGAACTGATTGATTAGGATTTGTTGCACTTTTTCCTGAAACTCCTGGCTCGCCTTGAATCCAAAACTGTGTAGGTTGATTGACATTAAAGTTATATACACCACCTCTTAATAAAGTAAGTGTGGGATTAATACTTCCTGATTCTGATCCTAATGCAGTGATTTCATAACCAATTGGTTGATCTGTAACTACATAATCTTCTGCTGAATAAACTGTGGCTGCTGATACTGTAACAGCAGGAGGTCCTTCAGGCAACCAGTAGTATTGGTTAAAGTTAATTAATGGATCTAAATTTGTAAAACTATCCCAGCTATAAAACTGACTGTTAAACAATCTACTATTATTGTTTGCTAAACCACCTGCTACATTAATTGAATTTAATATGCCAGGGTAACTGATAAAATCTGTTGCTGTATTGGTACCTGGTTTTGTAAATACAACACCTGGGTCTAATTGATAATTTGTACGTGTAGCATCTGGTTCTGTTACATAATAATCGTTAGCATTTACGCCATAGCCAAAACGACTACCTACATAACCTTGCAATTGTTGTAAATCTGGTGCGTTGACTAATTGGTCAAGTGTTGCACTCAAAAACTGTTGGTTAGTGGGTGTTTGAAATATCTCGGGCAGAAAATCTAATGTTCTTATTCTTGTCGCCATGTATGTATTTAACCTATAACGCTATCTGCAATTCCGCCGGTGTTAATGCAGGTATCACAACAATATTATTTGCGGTAGCTGCATTAACGAATATCTCATACGGCGCACATTGAATTTCATATAATGAGCCAAATGGTTGATTTGGATCATTAGCAACCAATACTGCTGAACTTACATATTCACCTACGTTTGTATGTAAGTACGCAGCTAATTCAGAGAAATAAAATGTATCACCGAAGTTCCAATTATTTATGTCAAAATAATCATTCATTGCTGAAAGTACTGAACTAATAATTTCACTATTACTTGCATTTACACCAGCAACAGGAACTATTTTAATAGTGGCTTGAAGAGCAGGATCAGCCTTAGGTCCAAACAATGGTTTGAATACTACGCTATTAGGTATTAAACTATCACTGACCATTTTATAATCTTGTAATTGTCCATAATCTTGATTTAATTCATCAATAGTTGGCATGTTTGGTTTAGGTATTGTACCAGTTGTGTCTTGAATATAATTTTGATATTGTGTGTAATAACTTTGTGTAACGATATACAAATCAATAATATTTGTTGTAGTTGGATCAATGCGTGTAGTATTATTACTATTGTGACGGTATTGGAAACTTAATCCTTGTCTACCTGTTTTAATAGAATATTGTGGTTGAACTACCAATACATAATCTGGGGTTGTTACACTTGGATTTTGTACAGTGGTGTAAAATACATTATCACTGTAAGCATAGAACAATTGACCCAATGGATAATCATATTTTACTAATTCAATTTGTGTAACTGTTGGAAGATTCATATAAGCTACATCAGTTGAAGGAATAATTTGATATCTTGTTAAGTTTAAAGCATCTGTAATTTTTTCAAAGAATACATAAATGCCTGTGTTCGTAGAACCTTGTACGTAACCTGTAACAAAATTAAAGAAGTCAGGATTTAAAATAAGTTGTTTGTCATTGACATCAGTTGCGCTAACTTCAACTTGGAAATCGTCTGTGTAACCATCTGGTTCAACTGTTTGTCCAACAATGTTAACCTTTACGGGTACACTCAATGGATATGACGAATTAGGTAATGTGTTTACTGGTAAAATGTTAATAAAGTCTTGTAATATTTTTCCAGAGAATGGGTCATAAACAATTGTGCCACTTGGTGGTGCAAAACGTGTATCTACTGCACTACCAAAATAGTATGTTAATTGATTATAAGTTATTGTATAGATATTTGCACCTGTTGTGCCTGTTGCTGAAAAATTCACAAACGCATTAGGATCACCATAGTAACTTATTGACCAACGTTCTTGGTTAATAGGAATAGCATTGTTAAACACAAGACTAAAACTTAATTGTAATTGTAATTTAATTGTAGCTTCTTGTATAACGTCTGTTGGTAGTGAATTACCAAAAGTAGGAATAACAGTTGTTAATATAGCGTTGCTTGGTACATAGCCATTTAATACTACAGGACCTGTTCCATTACTAAAGCTGCCTAAGCCATTATTACTTCCGTCTCCGATTACGTTTAGTACAGTTGTCCAAAATCCTGTTATGTCAGTTGGTCCTGGAATGCCTGCAACCAATCTGTTATTGCCATCAAAATAATAACCAGTTGGTGCTGTGAAATATAACAGTGCACCTTGTGTTATATATTGTAAATTAGTTGTCGAATATGTACCTAATTGTACAGGAATGTTTTGATCGCCTGATACATAATAGAAATATCCTGATTCGCTACTAGCATCAACTGAACTTGTTTGCCATAATATTGTACCAGGTGTAGTTGTTGCATTAATAGGGTATCTAGGATAATATTGTACATAATATTGATTTGCATTGTTACTTGCCAATGCTGCTGACAATGTAGATGTTAAAAATACTAAAATATCACTATTACTATTAATAGTTAATGTTAAGAATCCTGGAGTATTGTCTTGATATAATGCACCGTCATTACCAAAACTATTGGTACTTGAATACTTTCCTGTGCTGTCAAGTAAGTCAATATTTTTACTGATGCCAATACTACTACGATTGATTGCTTGTGACTTAATAATTGAACTATAGTATGAATATGGGAAATTATTATAGTCTTGACCGTTTACCATACGATTTTGTGTATAGTAACCAGCTGGTGCACGTTGTTTAATGTCTGCTATTGTTTCACGTGCTTGTGCGTTTGATACAGTTTCTTGTAATTCCAATGTAACTGTTAATGTTTCTGTTGTTCCTAAACGTGTAACATATGAAAATGCAATTGTAATACCTTGCATATCACTAGGATAAATTGTATATGTTAACGCATTACCTGCACGAACATATGCTAAGAAGTTTCCTACTGGTATTTCTGAAAATACACCGTCACCAAATACATAACTTACTGTATCGTTAAATCCTGAAGTTACTGAGAAAATTGCTCTTTGTGAGCCTTCTGCTACTGATTGCAGATATGCATTAGCATAAACATTTTCTACTTGTTTCCAAAGTGCTGGACTAGCATTATTTGTAGTTAATTGATATAACCAAGTGTCAGTGTTGTTAACACCTTGAATATTACCAATATTAATAACTTGGTTAGCAATTTGTTGTGCCAAGTTAAATGTATAACTTTGAAGTGTGCCTTGTTTAAAGTAAAAGAACCAACCTGTGTTTGGACTACCATATCCTAATTGGTCATTGCGATATAAAATATTAAATTTACCACTTGGTGCAGGTGGTATTTCATATAGATAATCTTCACCCACACTAGTCATACTTGTTAATTCAAAAGCAGATGACTGTCCGTTAATTGTAGCATTGAACGGAACAATTGGTAAGCTAAGTGGTGGAATATTAATAGAATATTCACTTGTTGTAGTTCCTAAAATATCTTGACTGTTGCCAGGACGTCCTACAAATTGTGAGTTTATCAATGTAGCATTGATAATTGTGTTAAATTGATCTTGCCAACTTGGGTTAGCAGGATCATTCCATAAAATAGGTACATTACTTAGATTTAATCCATTGATATCAGTAATGTTTTGTGTTGTTTGTATACTGATTACTTTTAAATAACCTTGACCAGCTAAGTTACGTTGTGGGGTATAGCTAACCAAATTAGCTAATTTGACTACGCTGTCTCTACGTTCTGCTGTGTCAATAAAGTTTTCACGTGCGTTTAAGTCGTTGCGAAATGCTAGACCCTGACCCATGAACGCCATAACGTCAAGCAATGCGATAAACTCACTGCTTTCAATATAGTCATTGAATGTTTCTGGGTAATATATTTGTAGATAGTCTATGAAACTTTTACGTAATGTTTCATAGTTATAGCTGGTGAAATCTGCACCGGCGTAGGTTTGGTATATTTGTTGCCAATAATTTATACCAAAAAGATTACTTTGTCTATTACTTGTTACAGCCATAATTATTACCGTTTGTATTATTTATCAATACAAAAAATGCTACTTTTAAAGGTTATTGAAGTACTGCTGTATTGTTGGCTGGGTTAAAGAAAACACTGATTACGGCAGGGTTATTAAAGGGATTTACTGCTACTTGAAGTTGTAAAAGTATTCCATTTTCTTGAGGATACACTTGAATTGAACCTAATTGAAGTCTAGGATCAAGCCCTACTATTCTTTTTAATTCATCTTCTAATTGAAACTGTGTATCTGCTGTATTTGGCTCAAAAATAAATGACCAAAGTGTTGTACCATATTGAGGTTGACCTACTTTTTGTCCTAAAGGTATATTGATAGCATTTAAAAAGTCTCTGATAACTAATTGCTCATCTACTGATTTAAATTTGTCGCCATAACTTACTGGATTGGTTATGCCGTTGGAACTGTTTCCAGCAGGACCATTTGAGTTGGTGCTTCTAGGTTGATTAGCTTGTAATGATGAATATCCAATATATGTAGGCATAAAAATATTTATCTCCCTAATGATCTGAAATTTACCATAAAGTCAAACTTCCATCTGTTGAAGTATAACCAAGATCCTTTTGATATTGTATAAATGTAGGATCGCTGCTAGCAGCAATCCATGCTTGCTTTGCAGACTCTATTCCAGGATCTCCTTGTGGAAGTGTTTGTTTTGCATTTTGATATGCATCAATTGCAGGTTGAAGTGTATTTTTTATATAATTGTCTATATAATTTTGTTTATCTTGTGCGACCTTTTGGGCTTGCTTTTGTGCATCTGCTGCCGCAGTAGCTTGAGGTGATATTGTTCCTAAGAAGTTTGGAGCTGGAATCTTAGGATTACCTAAAACGTTAGTAATTCCTGCTGTAATCTCACTACGATTAGTAGTATTAACACCAACTGTTGGCAATTTAACTGGGCTTGCACCACCTGATGCCAGTGATGATATAGAACCTTGTAATTGTGATAATGCCCCTGATGATAATCCTAATCCAGCTAATGCTGTTAAGCTACCACCTGCTTGATTAATTACGCTTGAAACGCTTGGTAGTCCTTTAGATAATGATGCTACACCACCTGCTAAACTACTACCTAAACTACTGGCACTTGGAACAATATTGTTTAATGCGCTGCTTGATGCGTTTTGAGCCAAATTAGTTACTGAACTTAATCCAGGAACTGACGAAACTGAACTGCCTGTTTTGTTTACTACAGATGCAATTGTATTTGTACCACCTGGTAATAAACTTACACCGCTAGCTGTTGCTGATACAGTATTTTGTAATGCTCCTGCACCTGCTGATTGAGCAGCTTGTTGTAAGCCTGATGCTGTAGTTGATAATGACGATGTGCTTGCAAATCCACCAACAGTAGGAAGTGTGTTTGTGTTTGATACACTTGAAACTAATGATGCTGCCCCTGAACTTGTCAATGCTTTAGTTCCATTTACTGCATTTGTAACAACTGAACTTGATAAACTACTTTTTATTGTTGTTGATGAAGCACCTACTGCGGCTAAAGGAGATTTAGTTCCCAAACCACCAATTGTGCTTCCTATAGCACTACCTATAACACTGCCAAGTGCTCCTTGTGCGGCCGCACTTACTGATCCGCCCGATACTGAAGCAGCAGCGGTTTTAATTGCGGCTGCTTTAGCTAATGTTGTAAGATTTTGAGGTACTCCGGCTTTCATAGCAACAAAACTACTTGCAATAGCTTTAAACGCTGATGCTGATGCACCTTGAGTAGACAGTGACAAGTTTGACAAGCTTGGAATTTTAGCTAATGCGCTAACTGATGATGTTATAGAACTTAAACTTGACACAGATACACCAGACAATCCTGCTGCAAAGTTACCTTTGCTAATCGCAGATAATGCAGAACTGCTAGCTCCTGATATAGCCTTAGTAGCAGAACTTACTGCTCCCCCTGCTAGTGAATTAATAGAACCTGATCCAGTTGCTGTTATTGATCCTGCTGCGCTTCCTAATCCATTAGTTATACCAGTTACATTTGGTATTTGACTGCTTGATACGCCACCTGCAAAACTTGATACTGTTCCTGCAGCGGTAGTAGTTGCTGCTCCACCTACAGATGCCAAAGCAGTTGATGGTGAGGCTAAACCTAATCCTGATGGTGCGGTAGTAGCGACAGATCCTGTTGCTGATGCTAATGCAGGAGTCACACTGTTTACTGAATTTACTGCACTGATTGTTTGAGGTACACCTACAGTTGCGCCAGATAGTACTAATCCAGAAATTTGTGTTGAATGTTCTGCACCAGTAATTACACCTGCGTTGGTCAACTGTGTTTGTGATTGTTGTAATGTTGCTACAGCTACATTTGCTTGAGCATTAGGATTATTTACAAATGCATTTAAGCTGTTTATACCATTTGAGTTTGTAAACAGATTTGGAGGCATAGCTGCTTGTACACTTGACCCACTTGCTACTGCTGAATTTACTAATGACGCTGAACCAGGTTTTAACACGCCTGCTGATTCCATTTGAGTTGGTGTTAAACCATATTGTCCAACAACAGCTACAGGTGTGCCTGTACTGTCAGGTGCGATTGCTGTACCTGTTGTTGCGGCAGCTGCCGTGCTAGGATTGCTTG